GTATTTATATAAAAGTCGTATTGCATCTTCTTTGGTAAGAAATTATACCTATTCATTTCATTCGCAAAAAGAACTGCATCCAAGTGTCCAGAAAAACAACGATTGATAATATATGGTGGATAATCTTTCTCAATTGAGGGATCATTATCTATTAAATTTTTCTTTGTTTGATTTATTGAATTTAACCAATCTTTCAATTCCATTACAATACCTCAAGAATAATTCCACTACTACGTTCCATATTACCTACCAGTCCACATGGATATGAATTAAAAGATAAAGTCCACCTATCATGTTCTTTAATTTTATGTGCATCAACACTGTGCACTAAAGTAGATGGAAAAACTATTAAGTCACCAGCAACAGTTGGTTGTTTATGAATGATTAAATTATCTCTATCATCTTCATTTATTACTTTAATAATATTTGATGTATTTGCAGGATATTCAAGATTACTATTACTTCCTGTCCAAAAATTATTCATACTAAACCAAGTATGTGCATTAGAATCTGTAAGATACAGTATAGCACTCATAAAAGAATTTGGATGTGAATGTATCCAATGCCATTGATTTTCTCTTGCAACATTTCCCCAAGAAGATGTGATTTCGATTCTATCACATCTAAAACTCATTTCTGTCTTTACTTTATTAAGACATTCTCTAACCCACTTATGAACTTCCGAATATCTATCAACTTTATTTAATCTTGTATTATCAGTTTGAAGAACTTTCCATTCTTCTCTACCATCATCTCTAATCTTTTCATTCATTAAAGTTTTTAATGTTTCTTCAATTAAATTTGAATTACATTTAAACTTGTAGATTTTTTGAGGTAGTACTTTCAGAGTTTTCATTTAATTCATTATCAAAGTAATTTGAGCAAGAACAAACAAGATTACGATCACCATAAACATTGTCAATCCTTGATATCGCTGGCCAAAACTTATTTGTTTGGTTTGCAGGATATGCTGCTTCTTCACGACTATAATTATACACCCATTCGTCAGAACTTACAACCCTTGCAGTATGAGGTGAGTTTTTCAAGATATCTTTATTCTTGTCAATCTCTCTACGAATACTTACCATCGCAGCACCAAATCTTTCAAGTTCATATAAAGATTCACTTTCAGTTGGTTCAACCATTACTGTTCCTGTAACTGGCCAAGATAATGTAGGTGCATGAAATCCATAATCCATCAATCTTTTTGCTACATCTTCAGCAGTGATACCTTCAAAATGCCTAACATCAAATATACATTCATGGGCAACTCTTCCATTTGCACCTTTATATAATACTTTGAAGAAAGGTTCAATACGATGAACTAACCAGTTTGCTGTGAGTAAAGATACTTCACTTGCCTTTCTAAGTCCGTCAGCACCCATCATACGAATATACATCCAACTAATAGGTAAGATAGATGCACTACCTTGAACTGCTGCTGATACACGATGATGCATAAAAGGAACGAGATGTTCTGCAACACCAATAGGACCGACACCAGGACCGCCACCACCATGTGGAATACAAAATGTTTTATGTAAATTCATATGACATACATCAGCACCATATTCACAAGGTTTTGCTAATAATACCTGTGCGTTTAAGTTTGCACCATCAAGATAAACTTGTCCACCATTTTCGTGAACGATTCTACAGATATCTTTGATAGTTGGTTCAAATACACCGTGAGTTGATGGGTATGTAATCATAATACAAGACAACTCAAGATAGTTCATAAGTGCTTGTTTTTCTAAATCTTTTAAATCTATATTTCCTTGGTCATCACACTTTACAGGAACTATCTTCATACCTGCCATCACTGCTGACGCAGGATTAGTTCCGTGTGCACTTGTAGGAATCAAACATACATTTCGATTTGTATCACCGTTACTTCGATGATATTCTTGTATCGCAAGTAAACCTGCATATTCTCCCTGTGAACCTGCGTTTGGTTGTAAAGATACTTCAGCAAATCCAGTTATATCACATAACCATTCTTGTAAATCAAACATAATTCTTTGATATCCAAGTGTTTGATGGTCAGGTGCAAATGGATGCATATTCGCAAACTCATTCCAACTTACTGGCATTAATTCCGATGCTGCATTAAGTTTCATTGTGCAACTTCCAAGTGGCATCATACCATGAACTAGTGAAAAATCTTTAGACACTAACTCATTGATGTATCTCATCATTTCAGTTTCACTATGATACCTGTTAAAAACTTCTTGTCTTAACCAAGGTCTTGTCCTTTCTGGAACATTTTTCCATCTAAATTTACCAACTGAATCAACTATATGATCAATCTTATCATCCTTATTTACTAAATCTTGCTGTGAGTTTAGTAGTTCCTTAATTTCATCTAAAGTTGTAAGTTCATCTAAAGTAATAATCGTATGATCATCTTCATATCGTACATTATAACCTTCAACAGCAAGAAAACTTTTAAATCTAACTGTATCAAATCCTTCAGTATCATCTACATCAATACCTAACCAGAATAGTCCTTTTTTTAATATTTCCCGATAGGTTAAAATACGAGTAGCAATTTTTTTAAGTCCTTCTGCTCCATGATAAGCAGCATAGAATCCTGCCATATTTGCAAGTAAAGCTTGTGCTGTGCAAATATTAGATGTTGCTTTATCTCTTCGTATATGCTGCTCTCTTGTCTGCAATGCTAACCGCAATGCTTTATTACCTTTTGCGTCTATGGATTCTCCTACAATTCGACCAGGTATTTTTCTTTTATACTTATCTGTGGTTGCAAAAAATGCTGCATGTGGTCCTCCGAATCCCATTGGCACACCAAATCTTTGCATACTACCGACAGCAACATCAAATCCTAATTCGCCCACAGGTTGCATGAGAACTTGTGCTAATGGATCAACAATTGCAATCTTCATACATTTAGAAGATTCTGCTAATCTCATAACTTCATCACGGTGCTTTATACTTCCATGATTATTTGGTAGTTGTACAATAAGACCAAATGCGTCAGCAAAGAAAGAAATGGGTATCGCAGCATCTAAATCAATTTTTACAATATCAATACCTAGTGGTCTTGCTCTAGTTCGCAATACTTCAAGTGTTTGTGGAAATATTTTATCGTCAACTATAAATTGTTTTTTCTTTCCTTGATTATATGCAAGTATCATTGCCTCTGCTGCTGCAGTTCCTTCATCTAACAATGATGCATTTGCAACTGGTAATCCAGTAAGTTCTGTAATCAGTGTTTGGTAATTAAATAACGCTTCGAGTCTACCTTGTGATATCTCTGCCTGATATGGTGTATAAGATGTGTACCATGCAGGATTCTCAAATACATTTCTTAGGATTACTGGTGGTGTAATTGTTCCATAATATCCTTGTCCTATCAGACTTCTCTTAACAATATTATGCGAAGCAATATCTTTAAGTTCATTAAGTGCTTGTTGCTCACTACATCCTTCTGGTAAATTACTATCACCTCGAAGTAAAATAGAGTCGGGAACAATTTGTCTTACTAACTCATCAATAGTAGACAGACCTAAATCAGATAGCATTTTGCGTTGTTCTGATTCTGAAGGTCCAATGTGACGTTGAATAAATTCTGACATACTATCCGTTTACTTGTTCATCATCCATAGTTTTGTTTCGGATGATAATTGTATTATTTTTATAGTCGGGGTAAAACTCTAAAATATCGTCATTATCCCAACACATCTCCTCATACAACATATTGAGTTTCATCATGTCTTGATACATATCTGATGGTCTCTCGTCCATTAAAAAACTCCTATGTTGTAATTAAAAAGAAGTAATTCTTTTCTAGTCTTTTGATTTCTCATATACTCTCCTACTGAACGCATTGTGTATGTTAAATCAAATTCAGCACAATTCCAATCTTTAAATCTATCTTTAACTAATTGGTCTGAGTTATAACTTATAAGCATATCAGAATTATATATTTCACAATCTTTTGCAAATTTATCATGGTCAAACTTTTTATGCATTGAACCCTTCTTACCATACAAATTATCCTTAATATCATAGGGTGGATCAAGATATACAAATGTTTTTTCTTTATCTCCTAACAAATGATTATAATCAACATTAGTAATATACCAATCTTTTATTAACTTACTATAAACTGGTAATTTATCAATTCCTCTCATTGAAAAATTAGAATCACTTGCCTGTTCCGAAAATGAAGATGACTCTGTAAGACCACTAAAAGAACATTTGTTTATAATGTAAAAACAAACTGCACGGTCTTTATCTATAACTTCTGAATCATATAATTTTTCTTTTGCATCTTCAAATAATCCTCTTGCTGAACTACGATCAGGATACTTTGATTTTAGGTTTTGTAATTCCTCATGTATGTAATCTCCATTGACTTGTAGTTGTAACCAAAAATTATATAATGGTTCATACAAATCATTTACAACAATTTTAAGATTTGGATATTTCTTTGTGATGTGTAATGCAACACTACCACCACCTAAAAATGGTTCATAGTATACTTCATAATCTCTCAAGTCTGGAATGTATGGTTCCATTTTTTTGCAAGCACGAGACTTGCCACCAGGATAACGAAGTGGTGTTTTAAAAGATTTGAGAGACATTTCTAATCTATTGATTCCCAAATAATATAATCTTCTGGGTCAATCATTGGCATATAAGGT